TCATTATCCAAGTAATCATGCTTTTTATTCTTAGGGTTGGAAATATCTTTATTTATAATTGCAGTTTTGTTTAACGATTTTGGTTTGCTTATCTCATAATTTATTTTGTTTTTGCCATTATCATTATACGATGTAATATTATTATTATCTTTGAGTTGCGATTGATTTGTTAAATTATTATCATTTTTAAATTTTGATTTTTGAACATTTTTTAAATTATTTTTATTAGAATTTAAATTATCATATTGTGTCGATTTATCTAATTTATTTTCTGATTTATCATCATTATCTTGATATAACTCTTCTAACATATTTTTACTGAGTTTTTTTGGTGATTCCTTATTTTTATAGGTTTGATTTTTTCTGCGAGATGTACTAAGTTGGTTATTTTCCATATTATTATTTTCTTCATTATTTACTAGCGCTGCGCTAGTTACTAAAGAGCTCATCTTATTAAAAAAGGAGATTATATTATTTTATAAAACTCTTCATAAATTAATTTAGATAGTAATATCAATTAAATTTAATTAATATTATATGATGATATCAGATTAAAAACTTCGATTTTTAATAGATAAGATATAAATATGTTATCTATATATATAAATGGCAACCTTATATAATTTGGCATATAAATTTTATAGATCATTAAACAGTAGTAAACTATTAGCTGGTTTAGCAATGATTCTTTTAAATTTATTCTCTAAATATGTTGTAATAGATTTAAGCAAAAGCCAAGAGGCTTTTATTCGTAATACAGTAACTCGTGAAATATTAATATTTATAATAGCATTTGTTGGAACAAGAGAAATTATTATATCTTTATTAATTACTGCAGCATTTGCGGTTTTATCTAATACAATTTTTAATGAAAAGAGTAAATTATGTATAATGCCACATAAGTACAGACATTTAGATAAATTGGTTGATACAAATAAAGATGGTTATGTGTCTAATAAAGAAATTAAAGAAGCTAAAGATATTTTATATAAAGCAACGATTCAAAAACATAAAACTGCTCAACTAAATGATTTAAATTATTTTCAAAGTAATATATAGATATGAGTAAAATAAAAATAAATTTAAATGAAATAGGTACAGCTACAATAAAGATATTAGATAGTAAGATAAAAGATCTACCAAAAATCAATATTAATGGACCATTTCAATCTCCTTTATCAACAGCCAAAACTATTTATACTAATCTATATATACCTAGATTTAAAAGCTTATTAAAGGATGGTGAATTATTAGAATCATTAAAACGATATATTGGTATTAATATATATAATAATGATAAAAAAAAATGGATCGAAAATGCCCAATATTTATTTATAAATAAAGTTCATATTGAGAATTACTTGAAAGCCCATATGAAAGATGTGATTGCAGATCCTACTAATCCTACAATTATTATAGAAAATGCTCAAAAAATTATTAAAGAATTTTTTTTTTATGACAAGTATGAATTTAAATATGAAAATAAAAAGTTACGCATTGATAATAGTCCAAAAATTGAATGTACGTTTAAAGGCATGCACACCAATGAGACAATATTGAAAAACTATAAGGAAAAAGAATTACAACAAGTGAGAAAAGCCTATATAAAAGAATTAACAACTAAGTTAAAAGATGTAACTAATGACTCTGCAAAGAAATTAATTAAAGTATCATTAGAAAAAGAATATACTACAAAGTATGGTAAAGTTCAAAAAGATATCGATAAATATAAAATAAAGAAGGATGAACTGGATCGTATAGAGAAGAAGATAGATAAACTTCCTGCAGATGGGAACACTGATGTTGAATTAACTAACTTAAAAGGTGATGTAAAGAAATTAATTACGGAGCCAGAATATGCCAATCTTAAGGAGAAGATAGATAAATTTAAAGCAAACTTTAAATTACAATTACCATTATATTGTAAGATAGAGAATTTAGAATTAGAGGATATAACACTACAAAAAAAATGGTGGGATATCAATGCATGTAGAAAATCTGATAATAATAAATCAGTTAAACTAATGAATTTAGAAAAGGCTTGTAAAGCTTTAAAAGATAAGGATGACTATACTTTTTTGTATAATACATGTACCCAATTATTAGAATGTGCAAGTAGTTCTACTGCAGTATCATCTGCTAGTGGAGGAAGTCGAAAAAAACAAACTAGGCATCGAAAAAAACAAACTAGGCATCGAAAAAAACAAACTAGGCATCGAAAAAAACAAACTAGGCATCGAACAAAAAAAACATATTGTAGATAATTAAAATTACCATAACCAGAAACCAGTTAATTTATATAATTGTATATTTATTCCAGTAACTTCAAAAAAAAGATGACCTAAAAATCCTGTCAAAAAAAGTGAAATAATTCCTTGTATTAACCATAACTTTTTATGTTTATTTATTTCATTTTTAGTATGGGTTGAAAGATGTAATGGACTCAATTTCGCAACCATAACAAATACAATAGACCCAATAATCATACATATTATACCAACAATATAAGCTTCAGCAATAATATTCATATATTATTAGATAAATATTATTATTTATAAAATAGTCATTTATTTATATTATTAGAAAAATATTATATGATCATTCTAATTCTAAATTTTTTCAAAAATTATTAAAAATTATAATTTAAGTTTTTGCGTTAAGTAACGAGTAGTTCCAAATAATACTCCACCCCATAACGTATCTAATAAAACTGCTTGTAATGTCCACTTTTTAAATATTGCATAGTTTGTTCCTTCATATATTCCATATGTAGTTAATCCTAATAGGAACGCATCTAATACCGATGCATTTTTCCTTATAATAAAGTAATAATAACCGAAAATTATAAAAAAATAAGCTAATAATAATCCTAGATTATTAATTACTATATTTTGTCCTTGAATTGATCTTACTAAATTATTATAGAAGTTTTTAGTTAGTGAAAGATAAATAAAATCTAAAATTAGAATACAAATAAGTGCAGCACCAATCGCCTTAAAGTTCATATATTATAAATGGAGATTATAAGGTTATTCTAATTCTTTGTCATTTGTAAAAAGAGTATAGAAACTTAAACATTTATTACGTAATAATGCCACCGAAACAATATTATAATTCTTACGGACAACAAATCCGAAATCCACGAGCATATGCAGCTACTGGTGCACCTATGTATAATAAATTTACCACAAACGGTGGTAAGCCAGTTAATAATCCAACACAATATGCCAAAGCAGGAAGGCAATTGTATGCCAATCAAAATATCAATGAAAAAAGAAGTGTATATGCAGTAGAATGTAAAGGAGGGAAAAAATATATAGGAGAAACAGGCGATTTTGATCGAAGGATGCACCAACATTTTAGTGGCAACGGCGCACAGGTAACACAAAAATATACACCTAAGAGGGCAACAGAGTTAGAGAGTGTTCCAGGATATTTTGCCAAAGAAGTAGAACAAAAGTATACAGAAGATTACATTAAAAAATATGGATATGACAGAGTTCGAGGTGGTAAACATACTAATTCCACTACTCTTTAAATACTTAGATTTACCATGAATTCCAATGCAAGATCCTCAGGAATTTCATTAAAATCCACTAGCTTCTTATTCTGTTCATATCTCTCGTAGGCATTTTCTTTTTTCAGCTGTTCTTCGAATGCCTCCTTGTTCTCATAATACTTGAGTGCGGTTTTTGGCCCACATTTCTTAAATACTGATGGGATATCATCGCTTTTATCTCCCATTACAATTTTACAAAACAAATCTTGTTCGGCATCACCAGACCATTTTTTACTATCTGTTAAATACTTATATTTCAGATTAATAAGTTTTACATTTGGTCCAGCTAATTGTAAATAATCCATATCATTTGCGATAATATAAATCAACGATTCTGGCTGTTGTGAGAGAATATATTTTGCGGTTAATGCATTACAATCATCTGCTTCTAATACTGGATGTGCTAAGGTAGTAATATTTAATTCATTCAGCAGTTTAATACCCAATTCAAAGAATGGTCCTCCCAAAAATGCGTCATCATAAACTCTATTTTCTTTATATTTATCAAATAGTGAATGTCGCCAGATTTTAAGGCGCGGACAATCAAGTCCTGCCAACATTGTATATTTTTTTATCTTTAATTTTTTGGGAATTTCATTAAGTTTATCCTTGAATGTTTTTTTGAACTTATCAACAAATTCAGTATTTTCAATTGGATTGCCCAAAACGATTTCAGGATTTGCCAATTTCCACCAACCAATTAATGCATAATATCTGTAAAAGATAAAGTAACTAGTATCAATCAAAATAAATGTTTTAGTATTATCTGCCATAATTAACTGTTCAAAAAAGTTATATAATATATCAATTTTAAAGTTTTAAAAAGTTTTAAAATCAATAGGAAAGAATTTATATATATATTTAATAAATACATTTATGAATAGCTAATAATTTTTGCGGCGAAATATTAACATCAAATTTTAATATATTAAGAACATGAACTTCCATAATATTCAAATTATTTAATGTAACACCCCCACGAATTGCCCAACTTAAATTAAATTGTGGAATATCTTCATATATTTTAGAAGCCAACATTAATGATAATAATATAAGGCGATGACAATTATATTCGGTTAAATAAATCATAATATTTTTTAAAAGATTTAAAAATGCAATAGAATGTAAAATAACTCCTTCAATATTTTCATATCTTATAAGAATATTATTAAATAATCGTTTAATATAGTCTAATATCGTAATTTCAGGAATAATATTCGACGAAAACCCATCGCGCAGATTATTTGGAAAAGATTTATTTGATTTTATAGAAGAATCAATATATTTATAATAAGCATTAATAGATGAAGTTGACATTTTTAATAGTTAAAGTTAATAGTTTTTTAATAAATATTTTCAGTTTTTCAATTTTAATATATTTAGATATATTATAATATAATGTCTAATAAACCTTTATATGTTTTGGTTGATGGATTAGGCGTAGTACCAGCTAAAGATGGGCAAAAAGCAGTTTATTATAAATGGAAGGATAAAAAGATGGGCAAAAATAAACCGATTACAGCACTTGGATATACATATATAATTAGAGATTTTGATACTATGAGATTTACTAATGGTGCATTAAATCAAGATTATCCAAATTTACAAGTATTAATTTCTACTTCGACTGGAGATTCTGTAGCAATATCTGAAAATGAGGAAGAATTATTACAATTTGAAAAGGAATATAAAGATGCAAAAGAAAATAAAAGTATGTTATTAAAATGGCAAGACGATGGTGTGCCAATTACTAATTTAGATCACTTAGGAGACGATTATGGCTCTTTATTTAAAAAAACCGGAGGAAAAAGAACAAGAAAAACTAGAACAAGAAAAACTAGAACAAGAAAAACTAGAACAAGAAAAACTAGAACAAGAAAAACTAGAACAAGAAAAACTAGAGCAAGAAAAACTAGAACAAGAAAAACTAGAACAAGAAAAACTAGAACAAGAAAAAACTAGAACAAGAAAAACCTAGAAGAATGAAAAGATAAAAAATATTTTAAGCGCGTTTTTGTTTAATATATCTTGTTTCTGAATTACAAAATTCGACAATATAACACATACCAGTACTCATTCCAATATGCCATATAGAATGGCCAAAAATCATATATTTATTACAGTTAAGTTCTGTTATAAACCAAATTGCACCAGAAACAGAGCATATGAGTATACCATGTAATCCATGTTTAGAAGGTATCTCACCATGTTTCTGTAATTTAGAATGCTGACTCGATATTTGATAACATAAAGGAATTAATACAAGTAATTCGCTAGCTAATGCTAGTGGAAAATAATCATCAAATGATGGGAACACATCCAGAACTAATAAAGTAATATTAAAAATATTAAGTAATCCTATATAAATTGTAGGATAATGCAGGTCATGTAATATACTATTAACACCAATCCACAAGGGTATAATCATAGTAAATTCATCAAATAGTTTAAATAAATATAATGCAGTATAATGAAATAGAAATGAAACAATGCCATTCAAGCATATAGACCAATAAATAAATTCAGTAGTTTTCGAAGGATGCATTGTATTTTTCAGTTCTTTATATCCCACATAGGTAATATAAAGAGCTGATAAACAATTTATATATTCAGGTCTATTAGGATAGAGTTTTCTCTCGCAGAATTTAACAAGAGTTGTGTTAAATTCCATCAATATAATATATATCCATAAAAACTCTATAAACTAATTTTTAAATTATTGTAGAGTCTATTTTTATATAAATTTGACTACAAAATAGAGTATTTGTTAATGTAATAAATACTCTATAAATCTAAACTAATGGTATTGCGCGAACTAGTTGTGTGTTTTCTATGAGATTTTGGCATTTTTTGATCGCTCATTTCTTTTAACTCGGATATACTAATTGTACTTGGGTCTTTTTCTTTTGTGGGTGCTGCTGGAATATTTACTTGTTTTGTTTTTAACCCAGATAGTAATTGCGAAATATCACCGGGTCCCTTCATTTCCGCACGTGCAGGGGCTGGTGTTTTGATATGTTGTTGATTATCAAGTGGTGAGAACTTTTCTTCAATACTTATTCCAGCTTGAGTTCTAGAGGCAGTTAAATCCGGACGATTTGGTGGTGGAACATATCGCTGACTCTTATTTGTTTGAGTATTCATAGCTGAAGGTGGCGGTCCCATATTTGGTGGAGGTGGAGCATTATTGCCTGGAATAAAATTATTCATAAAATTACCGAACCCGGGATTATTCTCTCCCATAGAATTCACTGCAGCAGATGTAAATTGTTGCATTAATTCAGGATTTTGCTTCATAATTTCATCCATGCCAGGCATAGATGATTTAAACATTGTATTGGTCATATGAACCATAATAGCAGATCCACCTAACTGAAATAATAATTTTAGTTCTGGGGCTAATTTGGCCTTAGATCTATATTTTTCATGCAGCTCAGCAAAAATCTCATCATAATCAGTAATGTTTTCATTAATTTGCTCACCCCATCCATCCATTTTTAAATCAAATGGGTCAAATTTGTTATTTAAGAATTCAATACCAGTAACTGCTGCCATTAACATTCTAGCTTGAAATTTTACACTATTAGATTTTTCTTTCTCTGATATAATCATTTCATACTCGCCCTGAAGTTCATCTAATGGTGATTCCATAGAATATTTTTTTGTGAGGGTTGCACCTTTACGCTCTAACTCTTCTAACCTACGTAAAAACTTAAATTTCTCTCTAATAAGTTCCTCCTTTAACATAGGAGCTTCATCAGAAACGACTGGAATATTATTAAATTTACCATATCCATCCCATGTTTTGTTAGTTGTAAAATTATTAGAGGTTTGTTCTCCTAGATTTGCAGAGTCAGATTCATTATGAATTGGTTTATCAGCTGGACCAGATTGTGATATAGAAATAGATGGTGTGTTTACATTACGATCAGTAATAGAG